CAGTGGAAGAAACCACTAAAAAGAGCGGTGAAAGGGGTGGTATAGATAGTAGGGGGGAAATTCCCCCCTACTTTAGGGGGAAAAATCCCCCCTTTTTTAGGGGGAGAATTACCCCCTACTTTTGCGGACAACCGATGTCCGCATTTTCTAACACAAAATAGTGTAGGAAACCACTGGGTCACAGACCTGTAGCCCAGTCATAAATAGGGTAGAAACCCCACAAATACCTAGAAATAAGGCATAAATAGGGACAGTTCCCCACTTTCATAGTAAAAACACCACCATAGGCGTATAATAGTCCCACCAGTGGCTTATTTTGGTGTTATCTATGTACGAAACCTCATCTGAAGGTGAATTTGAAGAGCTGGAGATCATCGAAAATGATGATAAACCACTCTCGGAAGACGATCTTCAATCCATCATTACCTCCGAAATAAGTTCAGCAGTCGACTTCATCGACAACGATATTGGCCCTCAACGTGCTAAAGCGACCAAGTATTATAAGGGTGAGAAGTTCGGTAACGAGGAAGATGGCCGTTCTCAGATCGTCTCGCATGATGTAAGGGATACGATTGGCGCGATCATGCCCTCTTTAATGCGTATTTTCTTTTCTACCGATAAGGTGGTGGAGTTCGTACCGAAGAACGCTGAAGACGTACAGCGGGCTGAACAGGCCACAGACTATATAAATTACATATTCACTCAGGACAATCCTGGGTTTTTGACGCTGCAATCAGCTTTTAAGGACGCGCTAATTAGGCGTTGCGGCATCGTGAAGTATTGGTGGGACGAAGATGTAGAAGTCACCACCGAACATTTTAGTGGCCTCAATCCAGAAGCATTGCAGTTCTTGTCTTCAGATCCCCTCGTTGAGGTCACTTCCCAAGAAATAGCAGTCGAGATGGACGAGTTTGGCAATCCAATAGGGATGCCATCGATTGAAGCGACAGTAACTAGAAGAGTGGACAAAGGTCGGGTCAAAGTTGAAGCAGTCCCGCCCGAAGAGTTCCTAATCGACCGAGATGCTAAGACCTTGGAAGATGCAACGATTGTTGCTCACCGGACTACTTTAACCGTTAGCGACTTGGTAGCCAGGGGTTATGAAGAAGAAGAGATTTTAGAACACGCTGGCGATACCGATATCCTGAACTGGAGCGATGAGCTGAGTGCCAGGCAAGAAACACAGAGCTACGGCCAAGCGACAAGATCAGACGATGCCGCGCGTGAGGTTTCATACACCGAAAGTTACGTTAAAGCCGACATGGACGGTGATGGAATTGCCGAACTGATCAAAGTTTGCTCCATTGGCCCATCTAATAAAGTGTTGTTCTGGGAACCGGTCACCGATGTACCTTTCGCTACCTTCTGCCCCGACCCAGAACCCCACACCTTTTTTGGACTGAGCGTGGCGGATTCAGTCATGGACATCCAACAGACTAAATCTACCGTGTTACGGAATATGCTCGACAGTTTGGCGATGAGTATTCATCCAAGAACTGCGATTGTGGAAGGCCAGGCTAATATCGACGACGTTTTAAATACTGAGGTTGGCGCAATTATCCGCATGAGAAGCGCTGGATCGGTCCAACCGTTCGCTATGCCGTTCGTTGGCAAAGAAGGGATGCCAATCATGGCCTACCTTGATGAGCTGAAAGAAAACCGTACCGGTATTTCCAAAGCAGCCGCTGGACTAGATGCAGCAGCCTTGCAAAGCTCAACCGCATCAGCAGTTCAAGCAACGGTCAGTCAGGCTCAACAGCATATAGAAATGATTGCTCGAATCTTTGCCGAAACCGGCATGAAACAATTGTTCAAAGGGATATTGAAGCTGACCGTGAATCACCAGGATGAAGAACGGATGACAAGACTGAACAACCAGTTTGTACCGGTCGATCCTCGCTCATGGAATGCTGACATGGATGTTTCTTCAAATATCGCGCTCGGTAAGGGGACAGATACAGAGCGAATCGCTGCCCTAACGCAGATCGCTGGTAAACAGGAAGAGCTGATGAAGTTACTTGGTCATCAGAACGCATTGGTATCACCCAAACAATACAGTCATACGTTATCGAAGATCGTCGAGTTATCTGGATTTAAAGATCCCTCGATGTTCATCAATGTACTTCAGGAAGGACAACCTTTGGTCCCACCGGAAGCTGCACAGAACAAGAAGAAATCACCAGAGGAATTACTGGCTGAAGTTCAAGCGCAGAGTATCCAGGCAGATATTCAGAAGAAAGCAGCAGAGCTGGATTTGAAGCGTGACGAGATGATGCGTAAAGATGATCTAGAACGCGACAAGCTCGATGTAGATATTCACATGAGGGCCGCAGAGATCGCTGGCAAGAACGGCACAACCGTCAATGTGGCACAGATCCGAGCTGACGTAGATCGTGACAGAGAAATGCTCAAAAACATTCAACCCCAAACTGGACAGGGTGTTCGGTAGATGGCTGGGTTATTAGTCAACGACTACTCCCAGCGCAACCCGCCGACGCTCGGTGAGGCTATGTCAGGTCTGCTGGGTAACTGGGGTGGCAACATCGAGCAAGGATTGTTGTCTGCACTCCCAGTTTTAGCTGAGAATGACCCTTACAAGATCGGGCAACAACTACTGCGCGAAGGTGCGGGGGTTGGTGGGATAGCGTGGCATGGTCCAGCGCATATGAGAAATTTCAGCGAAATGTCCGAGCTAGGAAAGGTGAGGCAGGCTAGGTCTGTACAAGAGGATATAGATGGTGTGTTGTCGGGAGACATCAACGCAGTAGATTTTGATATGAGAGGTGTCGGCGGGGATGCTTTTGGGTACGAAGCTGGAGACTTTACGCATCAGTTCAAAGGGTCGGGATTGATAATGGATGACAACATGATGGGGAACGTCCATGTTGGCAAGACTAAGCAAGACATAGATCTGTTGAAGGGTGCGGAGACACCTTACGATTACGGTAAGGCCTATGGGTATTCGGATGAAGACATAGCGGCCTTTTATAAGGCGAGGCGACAAGGAGATATGGGAGTCGCAGAGAAGGAGTGGATGGCTGATAGAAATAACTACGAGTCAAAGGCGGGTGGAATGACTAATAAAGGTCTACTCGATGATACTGCTCCGAAAGATTTTAATATAGATAATTACCCATCTTTCGCGGAACGAATCGCATGGTATATGCAGAAGAACAAGGATCATAAGCCGATGGATATTATTAGTGGGTTTGATGATGCTGTCTTCTATAGACAGAAGAACGGTGCATATACCGATGATCCGCGAGGAATGGAATACTCGGATATGAGTTTTGAGAGTATATTCGAGCTACGAAACGTGATGGAGACATACTACGGTGAAACGCTAAAAGACGTAGTGTCATCAGGGAAGCATCCGGCAATTCGTGAGGCAAGGAGGCTTTTGAAGGAATGAGAATACTTAGTTTAGGTGCCGGAGTCCAGTCGTCAACTTTAGCTTTTATGGCTGAGTCTGGACATATCGATCCAATTGATTGTGCCATCTTTAGTGATACTGGAGCAGAACCGCAGCGGGTGTACAAATGGCTGGAATATATGCGGAAGACGATTAAATCGTACCCGATATATGTAGTGTCCAGAGGAAACCTAAAGGAAGACCTAGAGAAGTATTCTTCTGGGGAAATATCGAGGGTTGCTAGTGTGCCGTTCTTTACTGAAACTGAAACCACTCCAGCACCTGGGATGCGGCAATGCACTCCAGATTACAAGATAACCCCAGTGCATAACAAGATTAGAGAACTGCACGGACTAAAGCCCCGACAACGCGCGAAGGGTGTGATCTTTGATGAATTTCTCATGGGAATATCGATGGATGAGGTTCAGCGCATCAAACCGAGTGGTAAGGATTGGTTATTTGCCCAGTGGCCGCTGATAGATCTCCGCATGACGCGACAGGACTGCCTTGATTGGATGGCAGAGAACGGATATCCAACACCACCAGAATCGAGTTGCACGTTTTGCCCATACCACTCCAACGAGTTGTGGCAAGACCTAAAAGATAATGCCCCAGAAGAGTTTGCTGAAGCGGTAGCGCTCGACAAGAAGATAAGAAACGGTGGTGAGAAATTTATAAAAGAAAGGTTTATGCACAGGTCACTTAAGCCTTTAGATGAGATTGATTTCAAGGCGTTGAAGAAAACTAAACGCAATGATTTTAACAATGAATGTTCTGGAACGTGTAACACCTAATGAGTAAAACCAAACAACAAATCCGCGACGAAGGGCAAAAAGCAATGACCATCGTCGATGACAAACTATTCAACACGATTGTGGATGGAGTTAAACACGACCTGTTCCACGAATGGATGGGAACAGAAAGTACCGAGGAAAGGGAAGAAATACATAACATTGCCGTCGCGCTAGAAGTCATTCTAACGAGATTACGCGCGAAGGCAGATAATTTAACGATTGAGAGGAACCACTGATGACAACACCCAACACCCCAGAACCTGGAATTGGATTGTACGATGGAGTAGATGCAATATCAAATATGACGAGCTTGATGGACCCAGGAATGGACACACCAGAAGAGCAAGTCGACGCGGTGGCAGAAGAAGCATCCGTGACTGATGAAGAACTTGTTTATGAAGCGAGTGAAGAATCGGTTGAGACAGAGGATCAAGAACAAGAGCTTTCGGCAGAAGAAGAGCAACCTGACGTTTACACCGTCCGAGTGAATGGTGAGGATGTTGAGGTCACGTTCGATGAGCTGACGAAGGGATATTCTAGGGAATCTGATTACCGTAGGAAAACTCAGGAAGTAGCCGAGCAACGACGAGCTGTTGAGAAACAGATCCAAGAGGCTCAAGCGCAATTCCAGAAAACACAGCAGTTAGAACAGCAGTACGCTGCGCTTTTAGGGCCGATGGCACAACAGTTACAGGCAGATAACCAACCCGAACCTGATTGGAACGCGGCTTTTGAGGCCGACCCCATTGAAGCGACGAAGTTAGAACGCCAGCATAGAGTGCAGAAGGAGGAAAGAGCGAAGAAACTGCAAGCGATTCAAGCTGAACAGCAACGGCTGATGCGAGAATCACAACAGAATCAACAAGTCCAACACCAACAGCACTTAACTGAACAAGCAGCGTTGTTGCCGGACCTGATTCCAGCGTGGGCAGATGAAACAGTCAAAGCTAAAGAAGTGGAAGCAATGCGCGAGTGGGCAGTGAAAAGTGGGAGAGTTAGTCCTGATCAGATTAACCAAATCTCAGAAGCTGGTCATGTTGCGTTAATGTATGACGCTTGGAAGTTCAGCCTTGGACAAGCGAAAGTGCAAGCAAAGCGTAAGACGGCCACATCGAAAAAGGGCAAAGCGGTTCGCCCAGGATCGAAAGCCGGAGCGCCAAACGCACAAAGCGTTGCTGTGAAGAACGCCGCCGGTACATTTAAACAGACACCTAACGTCCGTAATGCGAGTGATCTCATTGCGGAACTAAACCTAGACTAAAGGAATTTAATTATGGCCATTGTGGCGAACACTTTTACTCGTTATAGCTCGATTGGTATCCGTGAGGAACTATCGAATGTAATAAAAAACATCTCACCGGAAGATACTCCATTCCAGAGTAACATCCGTTCTGAGAGCGTAAGCAACACTTACTTTGAGTGGCAAGAAGATGCACTTTCGGCAGCGGCCGCAAATGCACAATTGGACGGTGACGATATTTCGTCATTCTCTGCGGTCACTCCAACGACTCGCGTAGGTAACTACACGCAGATCATGCGTAAAGATTTTGTACTTGCTGATAGCTTGGAATCTATCGATGCGGCGGGTAGAAAATCAGAATTGTCCTACAACCTTGCAAAAGTTGGGTCTGAACTTAAACGCGACGTAGAATTTAATCTACTGAGCAACCAAGGACAGGCTGCTGGATCAACGACTGTTGCTAGAAAATCAAGAGGCTTGCCCGCTTGGATTTCAACCAACATAAGCAAAGGCACCGGTGGAGCAAACGCTACGTCTGCAACCGCTACCAGAACCGACGGTACTCAACGTGCCATGACCGAAGCGATGTTGAAAACCGTCGTTCAGTCTATGTGGAACGAGGGTGGTAAACCATCAATGGTGATGGTTGGTCCTCACGTTAAAACTGTCATCTCTGGGTTCTCTGGAATCGCGGGCCAACGCTTTAATGTCGACGGCAACAAGCCAGGCACTATCATCGGTGCTGCTGACATTTATGTCAGTGACTTCGGTAATTTGGAAATCGTACCTAACCGTTTCCAACGCGCTAGAGATGCTTTCGTGCTTGATCCAGAGCTGTGTTCGGTTGCGACTTTACGTCCAATCAAACAGGTGAAACTAGCCAAAACCGGTGATGCTGAGAAACGCATGGTTATCACTGAGCTTGGTTTAAAAGTGGATACCGAAAAAGGATTAGGCTTAGTTGCTGATCTATCAACTTCTTAAACTAGGAGATGAGGGTGTGGTGGGGGCAACCCCACCCCATTTTAATTATGGCAAAAAGACTATTAAGTGAAAACCAGATGACCGGCACTAAAACGTATCATGATTATGATGCGTCGAGTGATCAGTCAGTCATTACGACATCAGCAGATGTCACGGATATTATCGAGTCGAACAAAGCACAGTTCAACGACACCGACGAGCGGGCGCGATACGGCGACATGAGTAAAGTTGCAAGTATCCCGATGAACGTCTATTTCGACTTGAAGAAAAGAGGGATTCTGAACGACCAGAAGAAGATGAAAGCCTGGTTGAATGATTCCGAAAATAGATTTTTTAGGACACGACCAGGGCGAGTCTAATGGCAATAACGAATTATGGACAACTGAAAACAGCCGTCGCAGATTGGCTAAACCGCGACGACATGACTTCAGTTATTCCAACCTTTATAGATCTCGCTCATGCGAGGGTTAATCGCGTACTGCGCGTGGCAGATATGGTCCAGCGAACTGAAACCCAGCTCGATAGCCGGTTCACGCAAGTGCCAGCCGACTTCCTCCAGATGCGGGCAATTCAGTTGCGAGTCACCCCAACGAAGGCGCTGGAGTTCTTAACCGCAGAGCAGATTATTCAAGAGCGTGGAAGGTTGTCGGACACGGCAAGGGAGCCAATGTTCTACAGTCTCTTAGCCGATACGATAGAGGTTTTACCAACGCCAGACGCGACTTATGAATTAGAGATTAGTTATTATCAGGACATCCCAGCGATGTCGGCAGATAGTGATACCAACTGGCTGCTGACCAAAGCACCGAGCGCCTATCTGTATGGTGCTTTGATCGAATCAGCACCGTACTTAGCTGAAGATCAAAGAGGTCTGGTCTGGCACGAACTCTATACCAAATGTATTGAAGAATTAATGCTGGAAGATGAGAAGTCTCGTTTTTCTGGCTCAACACCAATCGCAAGACACAGGAGTTTATAAATGTCTTTTTCAAATTATCTAGAAAACAAACTGCTGCTTCATACTTTTGGTGGCACAGCATACACCGCACCAACAACTTTGTACCTGGCGATTCACACGACTAATCCCGCCGAGGACAACACTGGCACGGAAGTGAGCGGTAGCGCCTATGCTCGGCAAAGCGTGGCTTTTACGGTGACGACCAGCACCGCATCAAACACCTCGGCAGTTGAGTTTCCAACGGCCACAGGATCATGGGGAACTTTGACTCATGTCGGTGTTTACGACGCACTGACCAGTGGTAATTTATTAGCTTACGCCGCACTGACGACGAGCAAGATCATCAGTACGAATGATGTATTCAGAGTACCCGCCGGCGACTTAGATATCACACTCGACTAATGATTGATTACGGCGCTGGGGCATACGGCAGAACTGCTTACGGTCAGTGGACCGATAGGACCGATGGTGCTGCGGCAATAATTGCTACGGCCACAACGGTCAGCATCGGTGGCGCGACGTTCGGTGGTAGTGGCACGGTAACAGCGTTCGCAACAACCAGTAACGTCAGCGCTGATCGAATTATAGATGGTGCCGCAACAATCAGTTCTGATAGCGGATCGCTGTACGGATTAGGCGCTTACGGATCATCTGACTTTGGTTCTGACTTCGGTGTTATGACCGTCAACTGGGAACGTATCCGGTTAGGTGATGGGACCGTTACCGCGTCGATGACTCCGGCACTGGCAGTCGAGATTATTTATCAAGTTGACGGCACGGTTACCGCAACCACAACTACTTCAGCAGACAGCGATGTTGTTGTGAATGGCGACGGCACTGCGGCTGCGATAGCAGCACTTGCAGCGGTTAATTATTTACGCATCAGAAATGTAGACGGAACCTCGACTCCGGCGGCGACGTTCATAGCGTCGGGTCGGCATAAATGGCAAGACATTACATCGTCCACCAGTGGCGCTTGGGATGGTGAGGTTGATGCCGACGTAACATGGACAAACTTAACAACACCAAGTAAATCTTGGACCGAATTAGAATCACCCTACAGATAGGTAACGAAAATGGCAGATACAACAACGACTAATTACGCATTCACGAAACCAGAAGTTGGAGCCAGTTCCGATACCTGGGGCACCAAGCTCAATACAAACTGGGACGACCTCGATACCGATCTGGCAACGCTGGCCGTTAAAGCTAACAACTTATCAGACCTAGCAAGTGCGACAACCGCGCGTACTAATTTGGGTCTTGTCATAGGTACAAATGTACAGGCATACGATGCCCAACTGACTGATGTTGCTGGACTTGCTGTTACAGATGGTAACTTCATCGTTGGCAATGGTTCTAACTTTGTTGCTGAGTCTGCTGGTACAGCGAGAACATCTTTAGGTTTGACTATTGGTACAGACGTTCAAGCGTATGATGCTGATACAACAAAGAATGATGTAGCCAACACATTCTCAGCAGACCAAACATTTACGGCATTAACTGAAACTAAAACAGCTAAGACTTCTTCATTTACGCCAAACTCTT